TATCGTACTGGGTACCGCCGCCCTGAGTTATCAAGGTATTCTCGAATTGTGCATATCCACCAGTAGGACGTGCAATTCGTGTTACAGCCATTAATTGAGAATTTGTGTTGTTATTGCAACCCGTTCTCAAATATTTCCAACGTAAACCACCTCTTCTCCCACAAAATGCTGGTGTGACATAATTGAGTAATGTCATCTTGCAATAATTGTAGGGAGTGGCTGGTGCTGGGACTATGGTTTCGTGTACGGCGCCAGGAGCATATCCTCTATAATATGGGAAATTACTATTACGTAAATTCATTAATGTCTTATTGAGAATTGCACCTTGAGAAGCAATTGCTGAATGATAATTGTATCGTTTCAAACACTGACGAAATGATGTTATTGGATCTCCATAATACACACAAGATGTATGATCGTGATCGGATAACGGTTTCGCTAATGTAGTTGAAGGATCCAATTTCATTGGCTCATCTTCTTGCTTCGTGAGATCTGCATCAGGTACATTTTGGTTGGTTAACTCGGCCATTTGAGGGGAAAAGATCTCTCCTACTTGGGGTCGAAACCAGACCAAATCTTCGATTTCTCTCGAATCTGGATCGAAAACTTCGAAGTCGTCACCTGCAGACACAAACACATTTATTTCGATATCATTATTGACTGTAGAATTGGGAACGGTTAAATCGTTCACAACAAATACAGACAAGATACCATTGGCAAAATTAAGAGGATCTGCACCTAAAGGAGTTGTCCTATAAGGTTCTGGATCAAGACCTGGTGATCTATGATTCACCATACTCTTTTCATGCCCCCAACCAACAGCGACTGTAAAGTCGCGTTCTTTAGCTAGGTCAATAATATATGTGTAATTTGTATTATACTCATTGGTTAAGGGATATGAAGGATCATAAGTTATCTTCATCCTGCCTTTATGAAAGGCTGATGCTACAACTTGAAATCTAAATTTCATAGTTCCCCTCCACCGGCGGAACGGTAAGGTGGCGAAACAACATGCGGGCATGTGTATTTCTTCATCTAATTGATTCCATAATACTGGTGAAACTTCGGTATTCCACAATAGTGTCTCAGCAGAATCTGCTACGGCCCAACTGAACTGTGTGAGAAATGATTCTCGTTGTGCAATAGATTTGATTGACATCTCATCTGTTGAACCGAGACCCATAACACGCGGATCTACTGTAAGCTCCTGTTTTGCATCCAAGGTTAACTTCTGCGAAGTATCCGGAACATTAGCATTGGCCATATTCCCCACCAGTGTGGGTTTATATGGTACAATGTCTGCTAGTTCCACTGGCCTTGAATAACCAAACATAGTAGCAACACTTGAAATTGCATTGGCGGCCATTTGT